CATAATCTCTAAAATCAAATTCTAATTCTCCGCCTGTATATTCCGAGCCATCTGTTAATTGACAAGTCATAGATAATTTTCTAACTTTACCGTGATCAGCTGCATTCTTATCTTTTCTATCATAGGGTTTATGCCAAGGATCAGTATGCCAATCATAGTATTGATTTAATTTATATTTTGTAAATTGACAGGATTCAGAAAAATCCCATTGAAAATTCCATCCAGCATCTCTATTGGCTCTATGAACATAAGGATGTAATTCTTTATAAATCCACGTATCATTTAACCACACTAAATCCGATCTTCTTTTCTTTTGTAAGTTTTTAATTTGCTCTTTGTTTAATTTTTTATCACCATAGCTACCCGTTCTAGCCATTACTTCCTCTTTTGATAATGCATATTTAATAACATCATCACAGAACTTAGGAGTTAATACTCCACTAAAATGCCAGAAATGATTAGATAAATTCATAAGTGATAGTTTGTATAAAGTTTAAAGAATCTTTTTGATTGTTGGTGATGTAATACATCTGCGTAGAGGGGAACATAATAAACTTATTGTTTTCTAATTTAATGTCCCAACTTCTTCCCGCTCTTCTGTTTTGATCATAGTGTATTCGAACACTGCAGTCTTTAACATTTACTCCATAAAGGAACGTATAGTCGGGAGAATTTCTTAAATCAACTGGATCAATATTTAATAAAGGAATAGAAATTTCTTTGGGCTTATACATATTACCCCACGTTTCTTTATTCACTAAAGTAAAATTATGCTCTACTTTTATATGCTCGCGCATATAAGTATTTAATTTATCCCACTCTCTTGAGAATGGAAATTGTGAGTCTTTAATTTGTGATGATAAAATATCTGATTGAAGTTTGTCTCGATCAATTTCGAAACCTTTAGGCATATCTATACTGCCATAATGTAAATCTATTTCACTTAGTACTTTCTTTTGCATACCAGCTCCTTTTATAAAGGATGGTATTATAATGTCAATATGATTTAAAAGATTTGATCTAGATCAATTATGCTTTAGTATCTGTTAAGTCCCAAGACTGCCCTGATTCATTCCAACCATAAATCCAGTGATGAGTGTCTGCGTCATTTTGAGCTTGTTGTTCAGCTGTTAATGCAGGAGCAGCACCGATTGGTGAGTCCCATTGTGCAGTTGTAGTGTTTTTTACCCAAGATGCATAAGGTTTTTTAGGCCAAAAGATTTGATTATCTTCGTCCCAAGTATAACCAATACCTGCGTAATTTCCTCTTAAAGGAGTTCCGCCATTTTTATGTGTATTCTGTGATGTATTGTAAGATGTTTGAATCCACATTGGAGCAGGCCAGTTATTATGTCTCTCTAAATATTGTTGTCCTACTGATTCATCTTCAACGCCATCAGCGTTAAGCATATCTTTATCACCCATCGTTAAAACGCCGATAACTTTTCCATTCATTCCTATTTTTGCAAAGTGTGCCATATGTTTCTCCTTATATATTAATTTTAAATTTGTGTAAATACATAAATATTATTGATATTTGTATCTAATTACTACTATTCCTGATCCGCCATTAGCACCAGAAGCATAGTTTTCACCACCGCCTCCACCACCACCACCAGTGTTAGTTGTTCCATCTAATCTAGCTGCCGGACTAGGTCCAGGACCACCTTGTCCTTGTCCACCACCACCTATACCACCAGTTGGTGTATTAGGTGCGGGAGAAGTTTTGTCAGCACCTCCTCCACCTCCGCCTGAAAAATATTGCACAGAACTTGAACACTGCCCATTGCCTGTACCAAATCCCGTTACTCCGGCTCCAGCACCACCATCACCACCATAAGGTGTACCTGGTCTAGATCCACCTGCAACCAGAGCTCCGCCGCCGCCACCACCATAATATGTACCACCATCTTTTCCTTGAGGAGGACTAACAGGAGGTGTATTTCCTGATCCACCAGCCGCTCCAGAATTACAAGCTCCACCGCCACCACCAGAACCTCCTGGATTACCTGCGTGAGGAGGATCATATCTTGAATCACCACCTCCACCACCAGTTGAAGTTATGTTTGAAAAACTTGAATCGACTCCATTTGCTCCGTCAGGACCACCAGGACTACTTCCTGGACCTCCTGCTCCACCACCGCCTACTATAATAGGCATAGCTCCAGCTGAGACTGTAGCTGCTGTTCCAGATGGATAACCATTTACAGGTGCACCAGGATTACTTCCCGGTTGAGCATTACAAGTAGTATTAGCATAAAATCTAAAACCACCTGCTCCACCACCACCGCCATAATATCCTGCTCCACCACCACCAGCACCAGCTACTACTAAATAATCTACTGTGTTAGATCCTGCAGAATTACCAAGACAAGATACACACAATGTACCGGGACTATTAAAAGTATGTATTTTATAATTACCACAAGTCGTAATACAACCACCTGTAGCGGCAATATATTTTGGACCAGGAGCATCAGAAGCTAATCCTGAATCTGTTACAATCCATCCTTTAGTAACATCTACATAAACTAATGTAACTGCCAGACCCTCTGTTGAAAGTGTAACATTGGCTGCAATACCACCAACCTTAAGACTGTTTGGATTTAATGTACAAGAAGCATTAGAAAAATTCTGTGCATAATCCGAAACTCCAACCACATCTCCCACTGCTGGGGCTGCAGGTAAAGTTACTATTACTGCTCCTGTTGTTGCTGTATCTACAAAATATCCTACGCCTGATGTGGCTGTAAAATCTGTTGTTTTAATTGATGCTACATCCCAGTTAACTGCACCTGTTGCGCCGAAACCTGTTGCTGTACCATTGTTTGAAATCGTTACACCTGCAGGGATATTAATTGTATCTCCACTATCTCCTAATGTGGTTGTACCACACGCTGTTCTTGGTGTTAATTTATTTACTTTTATTTCACTCATAATTTTTAATCTTGAAACCTATATCTTATTACTACTATACCTGAACCACCATTTCCACCTGGTCCTGAATTATTTGCTGTTGGACTTGGACTTGGATTTGGTTGTTCTCCGCCACCGCCGCCACCACCACCAGTATTAACTGTTCCACTTGTTGCACACCCTGGAGCATAAGTTAATCCACCGTCGCCACCACCTCCAGTTCCACCAACTCCTACTGCTCGTCCTAGTGGTCCATAGGGACCTCCTCCTCCACCGCCGCCTCTACTAACAGAAGCTCCTGTTATTGAATTTGCTAAACCGTCTCCACCATCACCAGAACCTGAACCGGCTGTTCCACCTTCTCCTGCTGCAGAAGCACCGCCACCACCACCAGTGCAGTAATGATAAGAAGGAGTAGGATTAGAGTTAGCTCCATTGTTTCCTTGTGGAGGACTTACTGGAGGAGTATTTCCTTGACCTACAGGATTTGGGCCAGTGTGATATCCGCCACCCCCACCAGATCCACCGGGTCCTCCAATATTACTACAACCACATCCTGCTTGTCCATTACCACCAAAACCCCCACCTGTTGCTGTTAAGCCTAAACCAACACTCGAAGTACCATTACCTGCAGATCTACCTGGAGGTGCAGTAGTAGAACCAGGTCCTACTTGACCAACACCACCAGCACCTGCTGTAATTGGATAAGCTTGCGCTGAAAGAGCAATTCCACATCTTCCTAAAGGTGCGGGCCCTGCTGCATAACATCCGGTATCGGTTCCCTTTGAAAATAAATATCCACCAGCTCCACCGCCGCCACTAATTCCTGATCCACCGCCGCCACCACCGCCAACGACTATAAAATCTGCGTTATTGTATGCACCAGTTGATGATACAGAATTAACTGTAAAAGTTCCTGGATTTACAAAAGTTGCAATTTTCATATTAGCACAACAAGGTGCTGTAGCTAAAGTATTACAAGCTCCACTTACTGACGCACATACAAACGAAGCTTCTGCATCTCCATCAGAACCATTGTAAAATATTTGCCAACCTTCGCTTACATCTACATAAACAAAACTTGCTCCTGCATTATTAAGATTTAATTCTGTATCACTCGCAGCCCCTCTAATATTAGAACCATTTCTACCAACAGTGCAAGCGTAATTAGAAAAAGTTCCTGTGTAATCTTTGACGGCCATTATATCTCCAGCACTTGGAGAAGCTGGTAGATTAACTGTGATTGCTCCCGCCGTTGTATTTATAAAATAACCACTACCATTCACACCTGTAAAGCCAGCTGTTTTTGGAGTAGTGTCCCAATTTACTGAACCTGATCTACCAAAACCTGTTTGAGAAGCACCTGATGCTAAAGCTACAGTTTTTCCTGACTCTCCAAGAGTTACTGTGCATCCTGTTGCAACTGTTAATGTATTTACTTTAATTTTACTTGTCATAATTTACCTAATTTTGAAATTTATACCTTATTACTACTATTCCTGAACCACCTGAGGTTGCTGGTTGAGAAGATGGTCCACCACCTCCACCACCTGTATTAACTGCACCATTTTCACCACTATTATCCACCGCTCCACAACCACCATATCCACCACCGCCTGCTCCACCGAGACCGTGACTTGCAGGGATAGCAACATTACCCGAACCGCCGGCACCACCGCCAGCAAAATATCTTCCGTTAGGGGCTAAAGGAGTTGGACTTTGTCCATAGCTTGGAGCTGTAGGACCGAAAAAAGCATTGGCGACATAAGATCCATCACCACCAGAGGTACCAGCAGAACAAGCAAGAGGAGACATATCAACTGCCGCAAGGCCTGCTCCTCCACCACCACCGGCTCCTGAATTATTGGGAGGATTTTGTCCTCCTACACTACCATCATTACCTTGAGGGGGACTTACAGGAGGTGTATTTCCAGCACCTCCATCACTTGCACCTTGACAAGGCATACTTCCTCTACCACCACCACCTGAACCACCAGATCCTCCATTACCATTACAGGGACTATTTTTAGAACCGCCACCACCACCACCGGCAGATGTTATAGATGAAAAAATTGAAGCATCACCAACAGTTCCCACACAATTATTAGATGGAATTGCAGCTCCGCCTCCTCCTACTGTAACTGGATAAGGTGCTGCTGGGACAGGTAGACCTGCGGGAGCATTTAGAGGACTAGCCGAAGGCAAAGCTGAATAGCTTCTAAAACCACCACCTCCAGCGCCGCCACCTCCTTGATAACCACCCCCATTAGGGCCTCCATAAGCACCAGAAGCACCACCACCTGCTACTACTAAATATTCTACTGTATCGGATCCTCCTGGATTACCAGCACACGAAACACATAAAGTTCCAGGGCCTGTAAAAATATGGGTTTTATAATCTCCGCAAGTGATTGTAGTATTGCCACCAGTAGCTGCTACCCACGCAGCGGTTTGACCTGCTGTCGCATATTCATTACTCTGTACTGATCTCCAACCTACTGTTGAATCTATATAAATAAAAGTTATTCCTAAACCTTCTGTTGATAATACGACTGATATACCTGCATCACCACCATTAATTTTTTCTGAACCATTAGGATCCACTGTTAAATTATATGTATCAAATGTGTTATTATAATCTTGTAGTGAAACGATGGCACCCGCAGAACCTGCTGGTAAATCTAGTTCAAAAGTTCCTGCTGTTGTATTACAAAAATATCCTTTTCCATTTTCAGCTGTAAAAGTTGCTGTCTTTGGAGTTGTATCCCAATCTACTGTTCCTGTTCTACCAAATCCTGTTTGACTAGCACCAGTGCCTAAAGCTACTGTATCGCCTGAACCACCTAAAGTTAAGGTAGTTCCGCATTGTGGTTCAACTGTATTTACTTCTATCTTTGACATTAAACTACTACCAACGTTCCTGTTACGGTAAC